GCCTGCCTTAGCCGAAAAGGAAACGAGGACAGAGTACGCGGGAACGAGGGACATGCGGTCGGCGGTCACCGCGAAAAGCCCCGAAGATTTCATCAGCTGGTCGACTTCCGCAAGAAAGCGGGGGCCGATAGCAGATGGCTTCTTCGAGAGGGACCCCAGGACGAAGTCCCGGATCGCTACTTCCACGACCGATCCACTCAGAGAGTGGAGATAGTCGCGGGAGGCCTCGTCGAGAGTGTGGAAAAGACGGAGGAAGAATTCCCCCGCCTCCACGAATCCCTGGACGAACAGCGTTCCGAGCTCGACCTCCTGTGCCATCTTGGAAAGCTCTCGACTAGTTCGATAGCTCCGGCCAACGGCACGGGACAGGGTCCCGACTGCCCCAGGGATACCTGACGACGGCCGCAGCCCCTTACGGGTTTCTCCCATCAGAGCCGACACCAGGAGACTAACGTCCCCCAGGTTGGAAGTGACGGAAGAAACGGGGAAAGGAGTAACTTCCTCTCCCTCAAAGAGGTATCGTTTCGCGAATTCGCACATGTAACGAGACACGTACGTTTTCGACGAGGACACCTCTACCCCTAGGGACCTCAGCAGAGCCAGATACTCTTCGGCTAGGGCGGAGTCCCCAATAAGAACGTCATCCCCAAGGACGACGTACTTACTGGTCCTCCACTTCATACCAAGCCTGACGCACGCAACATAAACCACGAAGTGGTGAGTGAGCGCGAAGGACGACCAAGAAGACATCGCCCCCATCGGGTTACCGACAGAGTACGATACCTCCTTTCCTTCTGGGGTCATGAATGGGTAACCCACCATGATATCCCTCCAGGACTGGACGAAGTTCCTGCTAAAGTGCCCCTGAAGGACCAGTTCAATGACCGACACGGGAAACCGGTCGGTCGCCGCTGTAAGATCAACGGAGTGGAGGGTGCAATCCCCCCACCTTCGAACATGATCCACAAAGGAGCCCTGGTGGAAGGTCATATCCTGGCTGATGGTCCTAAGAACCCCGAAAAGGAAGTCATGGACCGGGCGAAGAGCAGTCTGAGACCAATAGTCCAGAATTGCGATCACCCGTGTCTTTCCCTCCAGATCTGGGATCCCCACGAGTCTCCTAACCAGTCCGTTTGGATTGGACCCGAAGAACTCGGATCCCGGAAGCCCTAGGAGAGAAGGATCAGCCATCAGGCGGTGCATGTTCTC